CAAAACACACAGACGTACAACCAAATGACTGTGCCAAATGGCAATTACACAGTCAATTACGGTACAAACAACAGCATTTACATTGGATCTATTGGCTTTATGCCATACGTTGCCAACGGTGGATCTGCAACATGGAACTACAGCTTTCAATATTCCTATGATGGAACGACTTGGACGACCTTGTACACGGGTACAAACGTTACAGTGACTGATGGTCAATGGATTTTTCAAGATATTGACCCTGGTGCCACAGCGCAATACTACCGTTTTCAAGCATTGAACGGCACAACTTTGGCTTTGCGTGAATGGTACCTTGGCAACAACTCCACTGAAGTCACCATGGCTCGTTTGAATCGTGACGACTATACCAATCTGCCTAACAAGAATTTCACAGCCAATCAGCCTTATCAGTATTGGTTCAACAGAACAATTCCACAGGCAACGATTACCCTTTGGCCAGCTCCTTCTAATGCGTTCATTCAGATGACCATTTGGTACTCACGCCAAATTGACGATGTGGGTTCATTGAATGGTCAATTGGAAATTCCTCAACGTTGGAACCAAGCCATTCAGTATTTACTAGCTCACCAGATGAGCTTGATATTGCCTGGGGTTGACATCGCAAGGATTCAATACTTGGAAACCCAAGCGAACAATTACTTCCTCATGGCTGAGAACGAAGAAAGGGACAAGTCCCCAATTTACTTCGCTCCCAACATTTCTGTCTACACAAGGTAAGCATGCCACGCTTTCTAGACACCACAGGAAACGCAGTAATTGCGATCTTCATTTGCGACCGTTGCAAGATGAAAAGACCAATTATTCAGGCCATGCCTGATCCAAATTTCCCTGGTCTTCGGGTGTGTCAAGAAGGGTGTGCAGATCAAAAAGATCCCTATAGATTACCAGCTAGGAAAACCGAAAGAATTACCTTACAATTCCCAAGACCCGATGTCAGTGTTGCTGCAAATGACAATGGTTTGGTCGTTACGCCTACGGGGACAAATATACCTGGAGGCAATCCCTCTGAAGTCTACATTAGCACTCAGAATGGAAACGATATTCCACAACAGAACGACAACATTAACATCATAAGCCCAAGCCCCAACACGAGCCAATAACATGAGTGGACAAGTAACAATCACCCAATTGCCTCAAGCAAGTGCTTTGACTGGTAATGAGTCAGTTCCTATTGTTCAAAATGGAGTGACGGTTCAAACCACGACTGGGGCTATTGCGGTTCAACCCACACAAACACAAACATTTTTGACCGTTGGCCAACAAACAAGCTTGGCTAACAGCAGACAAATTGCAGTCAGCACTGGTTTAACCACAACCGATGGTGGTGCTCAAGGTAGCTATACCATTGCTGTGACTGGCGCTTTGGCTTCTTTGCTTACTTCTGGTAACGGCATTCAAGTCAAGACCAACAGTACAACGATAACAAACGTTCAAATTACATCAAGTGGATCAGGCGTATCAGTTGCAAATGGCAATGGTACAACTGGAAACCCAACGATTAGCCTTTCAACTGTTTTACAAAACTTAGTTGGCACAACAGGCACAGGTTTGTTGGCTTTGAGTGGCACATCACTGAGCACGGTTGCAGTCACTGGCGTTGGTGGACAAATTACCGTCAACAATGGCACTACAAGCCCTCAAATTGGGCTTACAACGACTTCTGTAACAGCAGGCTCATATACACTACCCACAGTGACGTTTGACGCTTATGGAAGGGCTACATCATCCTCTAGCGCATCGACAACAGGTACAGGTTCAGTGGTATTGGCAAACAGTCCAACATTGACTGGAACTCCAATAGCACCCACAGCGTCAACTGGAACGAATACCACACAGATCGCAACAACCGCGTTTGTGCAAAATGCGATTGGTTCAGGTGGTTCTGTAGTCAATACGTTTAGCGCAGGCACAACAGGTCTATCACCTTCAAGTGCAAGCTCAGGAAACATCACATTAGGTGGTGTTTTGGGCGTATCAAATGGTGGCACAGGATTGTCTACAGCCCCTTCTGCTGGCGGTGTTCTTTATGGAAACGGAACTGGTTTTGCAGTTACACCAACTGGTTTGACTGGTCAAGTTTTAACAAGCCAAGGATCAAGCAATCCGATTTGGCAAACGTTGTCTGGCGTAGGCACCGTGACGCAAATTATCGCTGGCACAGGCTTGACTGGCGGAACAATCACAGTATCAGGCACGATTGCAATTGATACGACAGTCGTCACCACATTGACTGGCACACAGACACTGACAAACAAGACATTGACTTCTCCAGTCATTTCGTCAATTGTCAACAGTGGAACATTGACCCTACCCTCAAGCACTGACACTTTGGTGGGTAGAGCAACAATCGACACACTGACTAACAAGTCAATCAGTGGCTCAACAAATACATTGAGTAACATTGGCAACTCTGCATTGACCAATAGTTCTTTAACTGTGAATGGTACATCCATAAGTTTAGGTGGATCTGGAACAATTTCTGCTTCTACAACAAGTACATTAACAATTGGTACTGGACTTTCTGGAACATCATTCAATGGTTCATCTCCTGTCACAATTGCAATTTCAAATACTGGTGTTACATCAGGAACTTATGGTTCTGCATCAGTAATCCCAGTTCTTCAAGTTAATAGTCAAGGTCAAATTACTTCTGTAAGCACACAACCTATCAACGCTCCAACATATCAGGGCACTTGGAACGCAAACACCAATACGCCCACACTGACTTCTTCTGTTGGTACACAAAGCTATTACTATGTGGTTTCTGTGGCTGGCAATACCACTTTAAATGGTGTTTCTGGCTGGAATGTAGGTGACTGGGCTATTTTCACTGGTGGAGTTTGGGAAAAGGTGCCTGGCTCTTCTTCAGAGTCATTTACAAACTTGACCACAACAAACATTGCTGTAACTGGACTAACTGGTGTTATGTATGCCAACGGTTCAAGCAATGTTACAGCGATTTCAACAACTGGTAGTGGGAATGTTGTTTTAGCTACAAGTCCAACATTAGTTACTCCTGCGTTGGGAACACCTTCTAGCGTAGTTCTTACAAATGCAACAGGTTTACCTTTAAGCACTGGTGTTACAGGTACTTTGCCTATTGCAAATGGAGGCACAGGTCAAACAACAGCTTCTACGGCTTTTAATGCATTATCCCCCATCACCACAACTGGCGATTTGATTATTGGAAACGGAACTAATAGCGCCACAAGGCTTGGAATTGGAGCTAATACGTATGTATTAACTTCAAACGGAACAACTGCATCTTGGCAAGCACCATCTGGTGGCGTAAGCACATTCAGTGGTGGAACAACAGGATTGACACCAAGCACTGCGACATCAGGTGCAATTACTTTGAGTGGTACTTTGGTAGTTGGAAATGGGGGAACTGGAGTCGCGACACTCACAGGACTGGCTTACGGTAATGGAACCTCTGCATTCACTGCAGCGACTGCATCTCAAGTTGTTTCTGTAATTGGCACCACTGCGGTGACAAACGCAACAAATGCAACCAATCTTAATTTGAGTGCTGGATCAGGTGCGACAAATTACATTACTTATGCGTCTAGTGCCACTGGAAATCAAGCCCAATATACGAGCACAGGGATTACAATTAACGCCACAAACAGTACAATTACTGGTGGCATCAATGGAGGAACATTCTAATGTCAGCATCAGGCTATACCCCAATCATCACGTATAACAGTTCTACAACAGGACATACGCCAACTACGATCACTACTGGTGAGCTTGCTGTTAACATTACTGATGGAATTTTGTTTGTTGGTACAGGAACCAATACTTACAACACACTTGTTGCAAGTAAGGGTACAACAGCAATCACTACGCTTGGCACTGTTACCACAGGAACATGGAATGCAACCACAATCGCTGTTGGATACGGTGGAACTGGTACTACAACATCTACAGGTTCTGGAAGCGTTGTGTTAAGTTCTTCACCAACTTTAGTAACACCTGTTTTAGGCACGCCAACAAGTGTTACTTTAACAAATGCCACAGGTTTACCATTAACAACTGGTGTTACTGGAACTCTTGGTGTTACTAATGGTGGTACAGGTGTAACTTCATCAACTGGTTCTGGTAGTGTTGTTTTAAGTACATCGCCAACATTAACAACACCTACATTGGGTGTTGCAACGGCAACCACAATTAACAAGGTTACACTTACCACACCTGCAACTGGATCAACATTGACCATAGCTGATGGTAAAACATTAACAGCGAATAATTCAATTACATTAGCAGGTACTGACAGTACCACAATGACTTTTCCTCCAACAAGTTCAAGCGTTGGATATTTAAACATTCCTCAAAATAGTCAATCTACTGCATATACGACTGTACTTGCTGATGCAGGTACAACAATCTTTCACCCAGCAAGCGATGCAAACGCTAGAACTTTTACTATTGCCGCTAATGCCTCAGTAGCTTATACACTTGGTACGGTAATTCAGTTTATCAACATGTCAGCCAGCAACGTAACAATTGCAATTAACTCCGACACATTGACATGGGCGTCTGGTGGCACTTCGGGATCAAGAACGCTAGCTCAATATGGCGTAGCAAATTGCATAAAAATCGGTACAACTCAATGGTTACTTACAGGAACTAATGTGACATGAGCGGAATACTCAATGCTTATACTGGGGGAACGTATACTCCACCTGGCCCAAGATACCCATGCATTACCAGTTCGGGCGCGTGCGTAACAACAAGTGGCAATTACAAAATAGCCGTATTCAATGGAAGCGGTTCATTAACAGTAAATAGTCTTGGCTCTGACGCATCAGAAGGTAAGTCTGTCACTGCTTTAGTTGTAGCAGGTGGGGGCGCTTCTGGTCGCGGTTATGGTGGAGGTGGAGGTGCTGGCGGCTTTAATTGCGCATCCAAAACAGTTACAACAACAACTTATTCTGTAGCTGTTGGAGCAGGTGGATATTATGTCTGCACCTGTTTTCCTTATAGTCCTACAGGTGGAGTAGGTACATCCTCAAGTTTGGGAGCGTTGATTAGCACATGTGGCGGTGGTGGTGGCGCTAATGGTAGCGGTGCGCATCCTAATACGTTAAATGGCGCTTCTGGTGGGGGAGGGTTAGGTGCTGGCGCATGCGGTGGGATTGGCGGTACGGGGATAGTTGGACAGGGACATAACGGAGGAAGAGGGAATTTTTATTGCGGTAGTACTTGTAGTTTTTCGGCTCTTTCTGCTGCTGGAGGGGGTGGAGGTGGTGCGGGATCTAATGGTGGAGTCGGAGTAACTGGCCCCGGATTTTCGTATCCAGGGGCAGGAGGCAGCGGTATTGCTTCAGCAATTACCGGATCTTATTATGGGGGCGGCGGAGGAGGTACAGGAGTATATAGTTATAGTTGTGGTTACTCCCCCCACTATACTGCAGGTGCTGGTGGAGCTGGCGGGGGCGGTGCGGGCTGTATTGCTTCTAGTCATTTTACTACTTCTCCCGGCGCGCCACATACGGGTGGTGGCGGTGGATCTAAATTATTTGGTGGTTGTGTTGGCGGGTCAAGCGGTGGAAGTGGCGTAGTTATTGTTCAATGGAGATTTCAATAATGGCACATTTTGCGGAACTTGATTCCGATAACACCGTTTTAAGAGTTCTTGTTGTAAGAAACAAGGACATGGAAGATAGTAACGGCGTTGAGCAAGAAGCAGTCGGTATTAGTTTTCTTCAAAACTTATTTGGCGGGATTTGGAAACAGACCAGCTACAATACTAGAGCGAATGCACATTATGGCGCTGATGGAAATCTTGATGGTAAACCCCCTTTCAGGGGAAATTTTGCGGGCATTGGTGCTATTTACGACCCTGTAAATGATGTTTTCATAGCTCCTCAACCATACCCATCATGGACAATATCGGCAGAAACAAACTGGATTTGGAAAGCACCAACCCAAAAACCAGAAATTACATTTAACCAAAAATGTACTTGGGATGAAGAAACAAAATCTTGGGTAGTTGTAAATAGAACATAAGGAAACGCAAATGGCAGAAATAATTGATGCACAAGATAAAGTATCAGAAGTCGTAGCTCAAAATCAATTGGCTACTGCTTACCATTTTCCATCCCCAGTTTATGTTATTGAAAAACCTGAGTTTATATTTAAAGTAAAAGAAGTTTCAGAAGAGTCTTTAGCTAAAAGACGTAAAGAAGTTAAATTAAATGATTTATACCCTGTGTATATGTCTGACAATCTTTTAGATGAAAGATTAAATGATTTTTTGACATTTGCAGGTTCAACTTGTTGGAACATACTTGACAGCCAAGGGTATGCAATGAGCAATTTTTCCACAACTTTTACTGAATGTTGGGTTCAAGAACACTATAAACATTCAGCAATGGATCAGCACACACATAATGGTAATGTTCAAATTGTAGGATTTTACTTTCTTGATGTACCAAAAGACTCATCTAGAGCAGTATTTCATGATCCACGCCCTGCAAAAGTGCAGTTAAATTTGCCTGAAGCAAACGTCAATATTGCTACACCTGCAAGCCAAATGATTAACTTTGAGCCAAAGCCAGGTATGTTTATTTTTAGTAACGCGTGGCTACCTCATTCATTTACAAGACATGGCAACAAAAAACCAATTAGGTTTGTTCATTTCAATGTTGCTGTCCAATTTAATGCAGAACAGACTTGCACAATTACGACTCCTCCAGAGATCGTATGAAATATTCAATCAGGTTTAACAAAACAAGAGGCCAAGAAGGTAGAGGAACAATAGACCATTGTTGGCGAGTATTTGAGGGAGACAAAGAATATTTGTTTAAAAATGTGCAAATCAACATCCCTTGCCAGACTGAAAAAGACGTAAATGGGAATGATTGGAATTTTGTCTGTGACGGCAAGATGACCATAGACAGAGCAACATCAACCGCAATCATAGGTGCAGAATGAATGACACTGAAAAAGACCTAGCCGTCCACATTGCAGTCTGTGATGAGCGTTACCGCAACATTGAGCAATCACTGAAAAGCGGAGAGAGACGCATGACCAAGATCGAGTATTTGATCTATGCTGTAATGGCTTTGGTTATGTTTGGGCCAGGTGTGGCCGCATCGTTCTTCCATAAAGTTTTTGGGTTGTAAAAATTGATCCATTCACCCTTGTCGCTCTGGCAACTTCGGCCTTCAAACTTGTCAAAGAATCCTGTGAAATGTACAAGGAGGGGCGGCAGTTTGTCGTTGATGCCAAGAAAGAGATTGACGCAGTTGTGGGGGATATCAAGGGCATACAAAAAGATGCTCAAGGAATATTTGGGTTTTTCAAAAAACTTTTTGGCGTTCAACAAGAAACTCAAAAGCAACAAACTCAAGTCGGATCTGCTCCTGTTAAAAAAACCAAGAAGAAATCGGTCGAGTTTGATGAAAACCAAATCTATGCCCAAGTCGCAGATGCCCTCACCAAGTTCTTTCATGCCTATAACGGACTGAAGAATTACTCCAAAGAACAAGAAGAGTTGGCATTGACTGCTGACAATGAAGAAGGAAACGACATTGCGATCAAGTTGGTAATCGCCAATTTGCAGATGGAAAAGTTGAATGAAGAGATGAGAGAGTACATGGTCTACCATGTACCTCCTGAGATGAAGGACTTGTACAGTCGGGTGAATAAAATGATTGGGCATATTGCCAATCAGCAGGCGTTAGCCAGAAAGGCGGAGCTAGACAAGAAACG